CAGTAGCGGCTATTTGTTGTCCAGGAGTTACATGTACACCTTTGGCAGTATTTGTATACCCACCACCGCCTCCAGCTCCGCCATGTAATGGGTTTGTTGATGAAAGATTTCTTGATACTTCACTGCCATTACCTCCACCCCCAACACAGAATACGTCAATAGTGCTGAATCCATCTGGTATTGTATATACCTGTGTACCAGTAATTGTAATATTTTGCACTCCACCAGTGGCTACGGTTGCTTGCTTGATAGATGCTGGGTCATATACCGGACTCCATATATCTCCAAAGCTTGTTGTTGCATATCCAAAACATGTAAAGTAATATAAGGTATTGAGATTTGGCATATCCATAAATACCTGTGACCAACCACCCGGAGCTGTATTACTACCAACTCCAGCATATCCCGCGGCAAGGTTGGCATCAGGTTCATTCCATGCTGGATATCTGCCTGCCATACATTTAACGATAACCCCACCAAATGGTTTCCCTGGAGTGGGGTTTGGATTCTGCCATTTTACTAATACGCGCCGCCCAGAATACGGCGCTACACTAAAAGACATTATACTGTTGACTGTCATTCGCCCTGTGCCAGGCTCGTCATTACTGTCCGATGTGACCGCAGTCTCCCCAGCCAGTACATGGTCCAGCGTGGCTGTGCACTCGTCACTTCCACTTCCGCCTCCGCTCCCGCCTGTCATCAATATTTCACCCATTTGTCTTTACACTCCTTTCAGGCCTACGGTCATATCAATCGTGGGCTTCTTATTGTAGCATTTAAATGTTGCCTGCCCATCTGCCGTGTCCCCATCGTCAATCATTCCAAATGCCTTGTTATACGCTTTCACCTGTTCCGGCGTTGCCCCGTCTGCAATCACCTTTACCAGTATGGGGTTGTCCTCCGTTGTCAGCCCCTCTATCGGCACAGTCTGGGTATATGGGGCTTCAGCAGACCAGTCCGAGGCCAGAATAGAGACCGGGATGATTATTCCTGCCCGTTCAGTCCTCTTTTTTAAATAGTTATCATTATCCAACAACTTCTGATACCGTGGGTTGAATGTATCTGGCGCCCCACGGTCCTGATTTGTTATCTGCGCCATCGTCCCAGAAAATTCCGGGGCTTCAGTGATTGGGAAATCTGCCATCCTGCACCTCCTTTAAAATACCTCGTCCATATCAAAAATGAACTCCATGTCATCATCCTTGCCTTTTGGCAGGAACGTCTTATATGCAATCAGGTCACCGTCTGAATCAAATAATCCCTGTTCGGATATATTCTGATTAGCCAGCTCCGCTTTACCCAAACGTACCGTGTATCGGCAGGTGGTCTCCTTATCATCCGTATAGCTGTGGCTGCCGATATCCTTCTTAAGCAGTTCCGCCTTAAGTGCCGTCTCAGTTCCGGTTGGCTCAATAACATTCCCATCCGCATCCACACCACCAGACCCAAAGGCCATCTGGGTGATTGCTGGCAGTGTCTGGTCCCCTGCATGTGACCTACACAGTTTCTTGCGTCCTATCTCTGTGATTACTCCTTGTGCCATATTGTCTTACCATCCTTTCATAGTTCATATTCAAAAATCTCTGCGTCTAATAATTTGGTTCCATTCAGCAGGTAAGTCCCATCAAGATACCATAAGTCGTTCTCGACAGTCAGCTTGCAAATCATCTCAGGCCCGGTAGATACCTGCTGTAATATCCCGGACACGGAAACCATGGAGGCATTTACCTCTTCGTCACTGTGTAGCGTCAGTACTTCCTGCATTTTTGGGTACACTGTCGCGTCAGTTTGACAGGCAGTCCGCACCTCTGTATCTACTGAGACTGCCGTGTATCCTCTGAGCCATTGCTGCACTCCCACTCTGGTCCCTGCCAGCATGGACGATCGCAGCAGTAATGCAGTGTGGACCTTTATCTCCTCAAATACTTCTGATATCATACCAACTGCTCTGCCATCTACTACATTCCTGGCCGATAGGTTACCCCTTATTAACATCCCAAATGGATACAGGTCCAGTCCCGCTGTCTTCTTGTACCCATTGAGTAAATAAGTCCCGTCCAATTTCCACGTTCCATCCAAGTACAAGAACTCACGGTTATATCGGGCATAGAAATTGGAGGTCAATTCCAACCTACCTGATGTAGCTGTATTGACTGGTATCTCTATCGGATATAAACCAGCAAAAATAAACAACAGATTGGCTGGTATCATCTGCCGTGTCATATCCCGAAGTTCCTGTAATACGCGACATGGCTGATCAACAATCCACAACTCCAACTCATACGTCTTGTCGCTCACTCGTAATATGTACCCATCGTTCCCCACGATTACCGCCAGGCGCTCCTTAAGGCGGGGAAGTGTATAGGGAAGCTGTTGGTCCCATTTGAGCGAAACTGCTGACCTGCGTTCTTCCAGCGTGTCTCCAGAATATGGTTTTAGACCCAACATCAGCTCATATCGCTTAATCCCTTGAATTGTGGCATCAGGAATTAGGCTGTCCTTCCATAGCGAATCCAGGTCTCCATACAGCCGTTTCAATTCACCTTCCTGCGCCCCATAGAGTTGTCTGAATTCCTTTACTTCCCGCAGGAAATCCGGGACATACCTGGCTAAATCCAGTATCCGGCCTGGCTGCCCCCTCTTATCATCCACTTATATCCCCCCTTATCGCGATTGAACCGGAAGAGAGTACATGATTACCGGGACTTCCATTAATCTTTGTATCATAGACATCCACGATACCTTCGATATCCAACAGGCGTCCCTCAATTCGTGACACCCTCACAACTGTCTGAACATCATCCTGCCAAGCCATGTTCAGTTCATGAAAATATGCATCAATTGCCTGGAAAATATCCTCTCTGCATCTCTCAAAGCTGTAGCCCGCCTGATAGACAATATTGGACATAAAGGAAATTCGCTCCTCTACCGCTCCTTCTACGGTAACCGTGTGGCCAATGGGTGCCAGGCCATATCCTGCACCTGTATTCGAATCTGGATCAATTACATCCTTTACCGCCTGAATTAGTTCATTCGACGGGATTCCATATTCCGAGTTAATGATTACCAGCTTAACGGTCCCTCCTCCATCCCAGGCCGGATACACCTTGACACCTCCCACGCCAGAAATGCCATTCACCTTTTCACGATAATCCGCTATATTTCCACCAAATGCCTGTGAATGCAGACTATCAAAATAACGGTGCCGGAACTGTTCCGTCCCTTCCTCGTCCTCTCCCGGAATCAGCAATTCTGTTAGTTCTGCCTGTGACAGCCCTCTGATATACTCAATCGGTATGAGTGTCCCAAACAGCGTGTTCCCTGCTGTACCTATAGTCTCACACTGCATTTTATACTGCCCCTTAGCAATACGTTCGACTGCCACATAGTTCAATGTCTCCAACGAAAAACGACTGCCAATGGGAATATCCAAGTCAAATTCACCTTTTAGTACTGCATATGTGGCCTCTTTCGGATGCAAGCCACGCTCTAATGCTCGCTTGATTAAATACTCACGGCTAGCCGTATCCGCGAACAATTCATTCAACACTGCATGCAATTCTGTGTACATCAATTGGATTTCCACCGCGGCTGGAGCCAATGCATCATAGACGATTGACCCTTCCCTTTTGTCAACATCACTTGGAACACGGTCCAGCATACGCTTCAAGATTTCCTCATATGTTACGTCTTCATACATTTACTGACACCTCCTTTTCAACTGCAAACACTCCCGCATCACTGGAAACGGTAAAGGTTACGATGACTTGATTTTTATATCGTGTAAAAGAAAAAGCCCCGACACTTCGTATTCGGTCGTCCTGAATCAATGCTTCCTTAATCCGCTTTTTAATCTTAGACTCCAACACGCCCATTGACCCGCCATACAAGTCTGCAAACTCCCTACCATAATTCCAGCTGTAAACGATGTGTTCAAACCGCTCCGTGTTCAGAATACAGAATACGGACTGCTTTACAGCCTCTATTCCCTCCACATTCCCTATCACCCTTCCATCCTTCAACCTATATGTCTTTGACGGCTGTTTTCGGATAGTAAAATCCGCTCTTAAAATATCTCCTGTCTTTGGCAGCATCACGCACCTCCTTCCTAATACCGGTCTATCACAAGGTACTGCTGCGCCCCTCGTTTCTGTACCAATATAACCGCCTCTCCGGCTTTCAAGGCATTCTTCACCGCAACCGCAACATCACCCACTCCCGGTATTGACATCTGTTCCACATGGTCCGTCAGATACCGTGGTATGAGCAGCTGGCCGGCTGTGGCAGTTATCTTCTGATCTATCTGCACTGCCACCGGAGACGTCCCCGTCACAGTTCCCAAGAGTACGCTGCACGGTTTTGCCGCCTCCTCCGCCTGTCGTGAAATGTTCCTTAAATTCTCAATCCAATCATTATCCACTTATTCCAGCTCCTTTCAATGTTAGGTCCATGGTATGAACCCCCTTATCAATTGAATGCGTGACGGCTTCCACCAGCAGATAGTTCCTGAGCTGCATGTCCTTCACATCCAGGAACACGGGTATAAGACATCCGGCCCGTACCTTGATATCACCAAATGCTTTCTTGATGGATAGGCTTTTAGAGGGACGGTTGTACAGGCCCAAATACGTCTCCGCTATCTTCTGACCGTCCACCCCCTTGTCCAGGGACTCGCTCATCTGCAGGACACCCCACTTGTTGATATTCTCCGTGTGTTTGGTCATAAACACATCACGCTTCTTTGAATCATCATTTTCACGGAACAGCTTAATCTGATTATAGGTATTCTTATCAATACTGACTGTAAAGTCATAGTCTTGGGCCGTCTCATCATCAATCATCACATTGAGCTTCATGTCCTCCACATTCCTGAGAGTAAGTTTCCCGACATCGTCATACAGTACGAACATCTTCCCTGTGGCCATCATGGTCAGGTCCAGGGCATTCAGGATAATATCAAACAGTGCCGTATCCGGCTCATTCCGGAAAGGTATCGGGTACCCAGTGTCCTCCAGGGTACCTGTCCGTAGATTGAAGTCACCAGCAATCATCTGGATAACCTCACCCGCTGTCTTATTCTCATAATTGTAGCTGTCCTTATTCTTAAGGTACCGGAGCTGGTCATAGGCCGTGACCTTGACCTCTCCGTCACTGCCCCAGCTCCGCTCAAAGATAAAGCCGAAGAACGTGGGGGTCCCATTCACATCCAGCCGGACGGCGTTTCCCTCTTCGATTTTAAGTTTTCCATCTGATATAATGGAGAAGGAGCATTTCCCTGGCTGTCCCTTGCGTTGGGTTTCCCAGGTTATGCTCCCTTTCACGGCCGGCTCATAAACTATCTGTCCGTTTTGTATATATACATGCACATTCATTGTTTCAACTCCTTATGGCATCACTAGCACCAGGCCAGGGTGAATTAAGTTGGGGTTGCTAATCTTATCCCGGTTTAAATCATGAATCTCCTTCCACCGGCTCCCATCCCCCAGCTGCTTCTTTGCAATGTTCCACAGGCAGTCCCCTGATTTTACAGTATACGTTTTGGCCTGCGTCTGCTCAGCCGGCCGATTCTCCTCCGGTGTTTCAGCCGTTGGAGTCGCCTGGTCTTCTATAATAGTAAAATTCATAATTTTCGTCCCATAATGCCTGGCCTCCTTCATGGTGATGGATACCACCAAATCCAGGCCCTCCTTCACATCATCCGACACCTTGTAGTCCTCCAGGGTCACGTCCATGTTGGTGTCGAAGGAGTCTCGGATGACGATGAACTCAAAGGCGTCCCCACTCTCCTTAAGGTCCTGCAAGCGGCTGATGAACTCCTCCGCATCTTCCACACTCCCGTCCCACATGGCACATGGATAGTCCATCTGGGGCAGGACCACGTCAACGCTGATTTCCGCAAGGCCCGGAGGCCGGGTTATGTTTATTTCCTCTCCATTAATCAGAGTGGCTGTCTCATTCTGGCCTGGATACTTGATGGGTATTTTCTGCGGAGGGATGGGAAGGAGCATATCGTCTATGTACACTTCGTATGCCATCAGATATGCCCTCCTTCCGCTGCGGATGCCAGGAACTCACTGGTGAACATGGACAACGCCCGGCCCATGTCGTCAA